CCTCCGACCATTGTTTTTTTCGCAAACAGCGGGACGTCACCATTTATCGTGTAGTCGGGGTGGCATGGGTAGATCTTCTCATCTATCATCCACGGAGCTATCTTGTTTACCATATCAACAATGGCGGTAGCATACCCGTTGATGTCTATCTTCGCGAGAGGGATCTTTATAAATCCGGCATAATTCACCTCAGCCTGGTCGTCAGAAGAAAATGTAAGAGACCCTCCTGAGTAATTTATTACCACGGTTATAGTTGTGTGCCCGGCGTTAAACATGAAATTGGTGTTGTGTCCGTCCCACTCTTTTTGCCAATCCGTCGGCAGCGTCGATATGATATATCCAGACCCTGATCGTATTTGATTGTTGAAGCACCAAGAGATAACCTGGGCCCATGTCATTGTCCGGGCCATCGTTCCTATGTATCCGTCAAGTTTGTATACCGAGTATTTCGACAGATTGAAAGCACCCCGATGCCGATAGTCTCTGGGTATTCCGGTTCCTACCTGAGCAGGGTCCCATCCATATGCTCCCGCAAGGGTTCCGGCGTCATCTTCGTCATGGGAAACCCCACCGATCGTAACGCTGTTGTACGTGGTCGCCCTTGAAACGACTATAGATGTGATATCTTTTATGGAATTCGCAACAATAATCTGAGATTCGAGACCTCCAACCTGCGGGTCAACTCCAGTCCCGGTGACGAAGGTTATCGTCTCGGTTGGATTATCCGTGGTTGAAACCTTAGGTCTAAAAACCTCAACAATAGACTGGGAACTCATATCTTTTAGAACGCTCTCAGACGGTGAGACATAATCTGTTGTCGCTATATTGCCCACAATGCCTGCGAGTCCATAGGATATCGAAATGTTTACAGCAGAAAGCGTTTCGTCCCAGCGATAATCAGCTTTTATATAAAACGCCGGGTACAGCTTGTGAGCCATTACGATCATGTTAAGGGTCTGCGCGTATTGTATCTGCCCGATGTCTGATGAATCATACGATACAACCTTCACCCCGTCGAGAAGGGTTATTTCAACGTCTACAAGGTTGTCGTTTTCATCACGGGCCTGTATGAACGCTGGGTCCATTCCTCCCGAGACGTTCAGGAGTTTTATTCTGTTGTCATACAGAATTATAAGGATATCAACAGTGTCGCTAATGGACCACGGAATCATACGGCACGAGCCCGCGGCCGCGGCGTCGATGGCCAATTTGTACTCGAGACCGCCGCGCTTCCCGCACCCGCCGAGCGGCAGGGGGGCGACGTTCGTCATTTCGAGGGCGCCCTTCGTATAGAGCGGGAGGTCCACCCGGCCGGCGAGCTTCGGTGAGAGCTCCCCGAGGGCGAAGTTTGTCAGGGCCGGTCGGATGGTTCCCATCGGTTATCTCCGGGCCTGGGATACGCCTTCCGTCCCGATACGGTCGGTCCACCATGCGTCCGGGGAATCAAGCTGCTTTTCCTCGGCCGTGGCGTTCTTGGCGACCTGCATGATGGCCGCGAATTCCTGCTGCAAAACCTGCGCGAGCTGCGGGCTGTTGCTCAAGGGAACGGCGATCTTCGACGCGATACGAAGAACGAGGGCATCGGTGAACATGGAGTCGAATTTTGCCGGGTCAACTACCTGCTCGGAGTATTTGAGCTCGAGAACGTCCTGGAAATTCTCTACTCCGGAGATCATGTTGCAGAGAATCCGTCGGTCCGCGCCGCCACGGATGACATCGAACAGGGTCTCCGCGTTCGCGGCTACCTCAAGGATCTTCAGGATCGGAAGGTACGCGGTAAAGGAGGTGATCGCAGCGGACGGCTCGCGGTCGAGCGTGATGGTGAAAAGCGCGGGGTCGGCGTCAACAATGCGGGTGTCCGCAGTGAGACCGGTTCCGTAAACCTTACGGCCGATCATGGTCAGAAAGTTGGTGACGCCGGAAACGCCGGTGAGAACTACGGTCGAGGAGTTTGCGCATGCGCAGGTGATGTGGTCCTCGGCGTTGAATGCGTAGGAATACTGGTTCATCGGGAAGCTGAAGGCCGTGTCCCGTGGAATGTATGCTGTTTTGGTGGAAAAATTAAACGGGTACATCCGGATAAGCTCGTCCCTGGTCTGGCCGTATACGGAGCGGCATAGCCTCGACTGCTTGGTATCCTCGACGGTGTCCCTTATGGGTTCGGCCCCGATGCGGGCCAGCGCCTTATTGCAAATGCCAGCCTCTTCGACTGCATATACCGTATCGAATTGCGGGATAGTTACTAACGCCATTTTGCCCCCCTCGAGAACCTGTCAGGAGAAGTATATAGCATAAAATGAAATCCGTCCACCGGATTGAAAAAACCCCGGCATTGCTGCCGGGGCCGGTCGTTATTCGGTGACGATCGCCGCGTTGAAGGTGGTCGATCCGGTCATCGCGCCCGGGGCGGATCCTCCGGTTATCTGTACCTTAATGAACTGCGGAAGATCTTTGCCGATCAGCATATTGCCGACAAACTTGCCGGTTGCGCAGGCCGCCCTGGCGAAGTCCTTTCCAGACTGCACCACGTAGGTTCCGCCAACGGTATCACAGCCGAGTATCTCTACCCGGTAGTAATTCGCCACACCAGCCGTGCTCACTTTGCTCCGGATAGCGAGCATCAGCTCGCCGCCGCCGTCTGTATATCCGGCCGACTTGAAGTCTATCGGTTCAGAAAGGAAGGCTACCGTAGTGCCGGCAACCAGATCCTCGGAAAGCGTGGAGGGGGTCTGAATTGCAAACTTTGCATCCATTAACATATCTTGGTTCTCCTTGTTGTTTGTATGAAAACCGTGCGGTTTGTTACCGCACGGTCCCGGTTACGAGATGGTCGACTCGTCGGCCGCGAGGGTGTCTACCCGGATGATGGGGATACCCTGGAAGGTCAACTGCTTGCGGCCCCAGACGTCTTCGGTGGTGAAGAAGAGGTTTCCCTTCGAGTTGAGGCGCTTCCGGAACGAAGCCATAACCTTCGGTCCGACGTAGATTGCCACGCCAGAGGTGTCGCCCATGGGGAGATCTTCGATCAGGTCGATGAGCGAGTTTTCCGCAGTAACCACGGTGCCATCCGCTCCGCCGAAGTCGGTGGCAGCTCCGGAGACGGTGATGTTGCAGAGTCGTTTTACCGCACGGGGATCGGCGATCGCGAGGCCGAATTCCCACGCCATTTTGGTCATGACGACTTCATAGCGGTTCCCGCTCGCGTCGTAGGCCGGCTGCTCGCGCATGTCCTGGACGGTAAGGGTCCGGCTCATGGTCTTCGGATACGTGAACATGAGACCATTCGGACCATGTTTCACGATCCAGATGGAGGCCATTGAGGACGCAACAGCTCCGCCGTTCGATTTTACCGAGCCGGCGGCCACTGCGCCGTACCGTTTGCCGAGACCGTCGATGGACTTGAGATCTTTGCCACGATCACCGTACACACCGCCATCAGGCTTGGAGAACACGACGTTGTGGAAGGTTTTAATGAGGCCGCGAGAGTGCATGGCCTCGCGTTCCCGGCGATAGCCGACGGGGTCCGGGGCTTTCTCGAGGATCCTGGTGTCGATCTGGAGACGATCCTCGATGCGGCACAGGGGCTCGGAGACCGGCACGGTCGTTGCGACCGAGTTCGGCGTACCTTCGTTGTAGCGGACCAGCGTACCGGTCGGCTCCGTGACGGCGCGAAGCATTTCATGGGTGGTGTCGCCGTTGGCGCGTTCCCAGTAACCCTCTTCGACCATCGGGACGTTCTGTGACAGAACGTCGATTACGTGCATTGCGCTGCCGTCGGGCGCTTTTGTGCGCATGATTTCAGGCAGCGTGTAGGCTTGATTGATTGCAAATGCCATGTGTTACTCCTCGGTATTTTTGAACCGCTCTTTCATCCAGTCGTACGGGTCTGCGGCTTTTTTCGCCGGGGGCGCTCCGGAAATAAAACTGTCTTCTCCGAGCCGTTTCCCTAGGGAAACAAGACCGCGAATGAAGGCCGGATTATCGTCCAGTCCGCTCCCGCTCAGCTTTTCCGTAGCGCCAGGGAACAGGTGTGTGAGAGCTTTCCGCGCCAACTCAAGGTTGCCGTCGAAATCCTTCCCGTACT